TGAGGATATGGTTGCGAGGGAAGTTTGGGAGAGGTTTCTAGATGAGGCGTGCGTGCCTGACGCTAGAGAAAAGTTGGCTAATTATCGTACGGATCCAGTTCAGTTGTCTGAAGATTCGTTGAGAGATTGGCATGCGCAAGTTAAGCCTGAGCGTGTTCAGGCAGTCAAGAAGGATTTGGAGGAACATTCACGAAACGTAGGTGATATGAGCGTAAATGAGTACTTGGTTATGCTGAAGGCGGATGTGAAGCCTACTCTTTCAACGAAGCCTAATCATTCAAGGACGGAGCCGCAGGTGATTGTGTATCATGACAGATCTTTGACTGCGTTTTTCAGTTCTATTTTCCGGGTGCTTGTACGTAGGTTTCTCTCGTTGTTGAAGCCCAACTATCATGTGAATTTGTTGAAGGACACTAGGGATATTGAAGATTTCCTTAGAACTGTTCATGCATTTGGGGAGGATGGTTTGAAATATTTGGAGAACGATTTCAGCAAGTATGATAAGTCGCAAGGTAGGTTTGCGTTCACGCTTGAGTTTCTGGTGTTTCAAGAGTTGGGTATGAATCAAGAGTTGCTGGATCAGTGGTTTCAAGGACATGTGCATTGCGAGATGCGCAGTCTGGCGCTAGGCTTGTCGTTGCATGTGGATTATCAGAGGAAGTCTGGAGATGCTACTACTGCGTTTGGGAACGTCATTCAGAACATTTTGAGTGTCACGTATGCGTATGCCGGTACCGAGGTTGTTTGGGCATTGTATATGGGAGACGATTCGTTGGTGTGCGCCCGTCGAGTTGGGAATGCTTCTCGAGCTGTTACGGTGCTGGCTGAGGTGTTTAATTTGGGAGCAAAGATGTACGTGACGGATGCGCCGTATTATGCTTCCAATTTTGTGGTCATAGACGATTTGAACGAATCTGTGGTGTTGTTGCCAGATCCGGTTAAGCGTGCTGAAAGATGGTCGATGGCTATAGATGCGAAGGATCCTCAGTGGGGGGAGAGGTTCGTATCTGCTCAGGATTCTTTGTTGTCTTACACGAACGTGTTTAACACTAAAGGGTTGTCAGAGTTGGTATCTCAGAGGTACCCTGTGTCCCTGGACACGGTTCGCGCTACCGCTTCTGCGGTTGCTACAGTCGCGAGCGACTTTTCGGAGTTCAGAAGTATGTGGGAAGCCAGTTCGGAGGTATTGGCGTATTAGGTTTTAAAGTTGTGGTTTCTGTGAATACAAG